TATGTTTTGCTGCTGGACCGCATGACCCTTTCGCAGAAGAACGGCTGGGTGGATGTGCATGACCGGGCATATGTGCTCTATCCGTTGGCAGGGCTGGCGGAAGATCTTCAGAGCAGCATTTCCAGTGTCACCCGTGCCCTGCGAGAACTGGAAGCCGCACGGCTGATCGAACGGCGGTCCAATGGCTTTTCCAAGCCAAACCAGATATTTCTCGGCGTTCCCCGGACTGCGCAGAAATGCACAATCGAGATGGCCCAAAATGAGCAGCCGTATTGCTCAAAAGTGAGCAATACGGTTGCGCAAAACTGCACATCGAACCAAATAAATAAGAACAACCTAAGATTGAACCAACTGAATAGAACTAAAGAAGCGTATGGGCGATATCGGAATGTTTTTCTGGAAGATTATTCGGAACTGGAAATGGAAATTGCAGAGTTGGATACTCTGATCGAAGACCTTTCAGCCTATATGCAGTCTACAGGCAGGAAGTACGCAGACCATGCGGCGACCCTGCGTAGCTGGTCAGCACTGAAGAAAAGACAACAGAAACCGGGAGCAGGCATCCCGGACTATACCTACAACAAGGAGGAAAGTTTATGACGGAAACGATCCAGACAGCGATGGACAGGCTTATGACGATCTCTGTGGAACCGCAGGACTATGTTGCAGAAGATGGGCTGCTGTACTGCGGCAGCTGCAAAACTCCCAAGGAAGCGTTCTTTCCGAACGGCATAAAACTGTTTGGGCGTGACCGCCATCCGGCTGAATGCCGGTGCAGGCAGGCTACAAGGGAAAAGCAAGAGAAAGAAGAACGTGCAAGGCTGCATTACGAGAAAGTGCAGCGGCTGAAGCTGCAGGGCTTTACCGACTGGGCGATGCAGCACTGGACATTTGCAAACGATCACGGGCAAAATCCACAGATGCAGCTGGCACAGCGGTATGTGGCCCACTGGCCGGAAATGCAGGAAAAGAATGTGGGGCTGCTGCTCTGGGGCGGTGTTGGTACAGGCAAGAGTTTTATGGCGGGTTGCATTGCCAATGCCCTGATGGAACAGGAAGTGGCCGTCTGCATGACGAATTTTGCCCGAATCATGAATGAACTGAATAACGCCTTTTCCGGGCCGAATGAAGTCGTGGACAGGCTCTGCGGCTATCCGTTGCTTGTCATTGATGATTTCGGCATGGAGCGCGGCACGGAATATGTGCTGGAGCAGATTTATAACATCATCGACAGTCGTTACCGCAGCCGAAAACCACTGATCGTCACCACGAACCTGACCCTGACGGAGTTGAAGAACCCGCAGGATACCGCCCACGCCCGTATCTATGACCGTCTGCTGGAACTGTGTACACCGATTGCCTGCACAGGTCCCAGTATGAGAAAGGACATAGGACAGGCAAAATTGGATTTGCTGAAAACACTTTTGGCCTGAATGGGAGGTATGCGATTGAAAGAAAACGGCACAATGAATTGGCTGGAGCAGGTCTACCAGATGAAAGATCGGGACATCCGCACGATAGAACAGCATGAACTGCAGGAACTGCCGCAGGATGCAGTGGAACACGGATTGCCGCAGGAGGAAAGGCTGAAAAATCTGCTGGATAAAGTCGGAAATCCTTACTGCTATCTGGACAACGGAATCATTGTGAAGCTGAATTTTGCACCGCGGGAGAGCAGCACGCTGTCTGAACGCATTGGCAGGTGCTTTCAGTCTGCCAGCTGAAAAGGCAGAGAAACTTTCGGCAAGCTGCTGAAAAATCGCGCAGAAAAATTTTGCACTTTAATGCGATAAAGCACTGGACAAAGGATGATGATTCTGGTAAGCTGTTTGTGGGTAAGAAAATAGGAATGTGCCAACTGAGCAGAACTTGCTCGGTGGGCTTTCTACATACAAATGTGGAGCCTTTCACTTCTCTGACGAACAGTATTGCCGATTCGTTAAGGAGGTGGAAGGCTTTTGTTATACCCTGATATGAATTTGCAGAAGAGAACACAGCAAAATACAACCCGATACCGTACAGCCTTGTACTTGCGCTTGTCTCGTGAGGATGGCGATAAGACAGAGAGCGACAGCGTTGCAAACCAGCGCACACTACTGGAAGCCTATGCCGCAGACCACCCGGAACTGTGTATTGTGGATGAGTTTGTGGACGATGGCTACTCTGGCTCAAACTTTGAACGGCCTGCGTTCCAAAACCTGTTCAGGGAACTGGAGCAGGGGACCATCAACTGTGTTCTGGTGAAAGATCTGTCCCGCTTTGGACGAAATTACATTGAAGTGGGACGTTATCTGGAACGCATTTTTCCAGTCATGCGGGTCCGGCTGATTGCTGTGACAGACAACTATGACAGCCAATCTGCGTGGAAGACCAGCGATTCCATCATGGTCCCGATGCGGAATTTGCTCAACGATGCCTACTGCCGGGATATTTCCGTCAAGATCAAGAGCCAGCTTGCAGTTAAGCGCAAGCGCGGCGATTTTGTGGGAAGTTTTGCAACCTATGGATACCAGAAGAACCCCAGCAATCATACCAAACTAATCGTGGACGAACTGGCAGCGGAAACAGTGCAGAACATCTTTCACTGGAAGATCAATGGCATGAGCAATCAGGGCATCGCAAATCGTTTGAATGCGAAAAAGGTACCGTCCCCAGCTGCACGAAAGTTGCAGAGCGGTGCAAAGCTGAGCCTGCATTTCCGCAAGAGCGATGAGCCGCCGTGGTCTGCCAAGGCAGTGGACCGCATTCTGCACAACGAGGTCTATATCGGAAAACTGGTACAGGGAAAGACACGACGACTGGATTATCGCTCCAAAAAGAAATTGAATGTGCCGATGCGGGACTGGGTAATCGTGGACAATACCCATGAAGCAATCATTCCGGCAGAGCAGTTTGAACTGGTGCAGCGGATTCTGGAAACCGAAACACGCAGGCCGAACGATGCCGAAACGGTGGCCCTGTTTGCAGGCTTTCTCTACTGTGGGGACTGCGGCAGCCGGCTGGTACGCAGGTCGGCCAGCTATAAAGGAAAGCGGTACATCTATTATCAGTGCTCCGGCAGCAAACAGAACAAAGGCAGCTGCACGAGCCATAATCTGCGGGATGAAAAACTCCATAACATTGTGCGGAATGCGCTCCAGATGCAGATCCAGATCGTGATGGAGGAAGCAGAGTTTGTAGAAAGCATCCGGCAGGCCCAACAGGAACCCTACCGTGTGCGGCGCATCGAACGGCAGATTCGGCAGCTGACTGCAGAAAAGGCCCATACACAGGGCATTAAGGAAAAATTGTATGGGGATTACGCAGAGGAAATCCTCACACGGGAGGATTTTTTGAACTACAACGAACTGTACAGCAAGCGAATCGAAGAGTATGACCGCAAAATTGAGGAACTGGAGGCGGAACAGCAAAATTTACAGACTGCCCCGAATGCGTATCCATTTCTGGACGTGTACCGTAAGTATCGGAAACTGGAAGAGATCACCCGTCCGATGGTCGTGGAACTGATTGAGAAAATCGAAGTCTATGAGGGCAATCGGGTAGAAATTACGTTCCGATTCCACGATGAAATTGCGGACCTGTTGGAAGAACTGCATCAAAAGCAGATGGGGCAGCGTGAAGTATCTGCATGAAAGGAGAGGCTGGACATATGGCAAGAATAAGCAAGAAGGTAAGTGCGGCGCAGCGGGAAGCGGAGAACGCACCGCACCGTATCTGGAAAACCGCAATTTACGCACGACTGTCCGATTTTGATGATGTACTTCGGGATACGGAATCGCTGGAAGTGCAGATTTCTTATATCAAAGAGTATATCAACCATCGGGATGATCTGATGCTGCTGGATGTGTTTGCGGACAAGCGGTGCACAGGGATGAACTTTGACCGCCCGGAATTTGAACGGTTGCTGAAAGCACTGCAGGAGCGGAAAGTCAACTGCATTGTGGTAAAGGACTTCTCCCGACTGGGTCGTAATTTCGTGGAAACAGGCCAGTATCTGGAACAGGTGTTTCCGCTGTTCGGCGTAAGATTTATAGCCATCAACGATAACTATGACAGCCTGAACAGCCAGAGCCGGGACGGGATGCTGGTGCCGATCAAGAGCATGATCAACGAAATGTACTCGAAAGACCTGTCCCAGAAGATTCAGTCGTGCTTTCGTTCCAAGGAAGCACGGGGAGAAATCTATACCCCTGTTCCATTTGGCTACAAAAAGGATCAGAAGAATCATTTGATTCTGGATGAGGAAGTCAGCGATGTGGTAGTTCGGATTTTTCTCTGGAAGAAATCCGGCATGAAAGAGTACGAGATTGCAAAGAAGCTATCTGCACAGGAAATCCCGACACCTTTTACACGCCGCTGTCAGTTGGGGTATGTGAAAAATACATCACGGGTAAAGGACCCTGCATGGCAGCCGGCTTTCGTGACAAAGGTTCTGGAAAATCCGGTCTACACGGGAACCATGGTGTATAACCGCATCGCCTACGATGAAACGAATCGGAAAATCGGGCAGAATCCACGGGAAAGCTGGCGGATGGTGCCGGACAACCATCCGGCGATTATCAGCTGGGAACTGTTTGATGAAGTTTCCGTGTTGCGGGAAGCTGAGCAAGCGGTCAGGGAGGAACGGAAAACATGGTGCAAACAGCGCAGAAAGAACAATCCGAACATCTTCAAAGGCCGGATATTTTGCAAAGAGTGCGGAGAAAAGCTGGTTTGCCATTGGCAAAGGGATGGTTCGCTGTATTTTTACTGTAAATTTTGCCATGTTTCCATCTCAGAGAAAGACCTCTGGAACGACATTAACAAGGAGTTGCACCAACGGATGGAAGAACACCGTGATTTGCAGAAGTTGGTACGGAAAAGCTCTGGAAAAAGCAAACTCCAATCAAAAGAAATAGCTACAAAACGTGAAATTGAACAGGCGTCAGGCAATATCGTTCGACTGGAATCACAGAAGCGCAGCGGCTATGAGCAGTATGTCTTCGGAAAACTTTCAAAAGAGAAATTCTTGGAATTAAAGCAGAACTTGGAAAATGAAATCGTAGAACAAAAACAGGAAAAAACCAAAAAAGAGAAAGAGCTTGCGTTGATTCAAGAAGAATTACGGCAGAAAAAGCAGATCGCAGGAAACACAGAGGTTCTTTTAACGGCAGACAATCTGCAGCAGTATGTAAAGAAAATTGAAGTGGACCGCAGGAAAATTACTCACGCGGAATTTTTACTGTGATGAAAAAGGAGAACAAAGCAATGAAAGAAAAAATCTACGATGCCCGGACTGGGCTGGAATATGTTTTGGTTGATGATTATTACCTGCCAGCCTTGAAGCAGCCACGGACTCGTCCGATTGGCCGCTGGGGAATGCTGCACAAGGCGTACCTGAAACTGCGAAAAACGGCCTATTACCAGAGCTTGCTGCTGAGCGGAAAACTGGATACTGTTTTAGCAAATGTGGAAGAGCAGTCAGCAGAGCGATATGAGGTTTTGATTGAGCAGATGAGCCAGCAGGAGGGCGTTTCGGAAAAACTGAAAGAAGAAAATCAGATGGAGTGGGTATGCCGCATGAGCAATCTGGAAAATCGTGCAGCGGAAATTGTAAAGGCAGAGTTGATTTATCCGTTTGAAGGGCGGTGAGCAGCAGATGATCGGAACCTATTACCGGCTTTCTCTTGCGGACGAGGATGTGGGTGCTGATAAGGCTGAGAGCAACAGCATTCAGGGCCAGCGCGGACTGGTAGAGGGGTACATCATGGCCCGCCCCGAACTGGCAACAGAGCCGCGTCAGGAGTACGTGGACGATGGCTACTCCGGCACATCTACAAGCCGTCCTGCGTTTCAGCGGCTAATTCAAGATGCGCAGGACGGAAAGGTGAAAACGATTATTGTAAAGGACTTTTCCCGGTTTGCCCGTGATTACATTGAGGCAGGCGATTACATGGAGCGTATCTTCCCACTGATGGGCGTTCGCTTCATCTCCGTCAACGATGGGTACGACAGTGGGATGCAGGCCGGAAACGATGTGCGCGGACTGGAAGTAGCCATTAAGAACATCATCAACGCATCCTACAGCCGGGACCTTTCTGCCAAAATCGCAGCAGCAGACCATGTGATGCAGAAAAAAGGAATGTATCTTGGAGGATACCGCCCGTTTGGATTTCTGCCAGACCCGAATGACTGCCATAAGCTGATTCTAGACCCGGTAGCCAGCCAGTATGTACGGTTGATCTTTGAACTGGCATTGCAGGGCAACAGAACGGGCACCATCGCAAAAATCTTGAATGAAATGCAGATTCCGACCCCGGCAGCGTATCACGTAGCGGAAAATCATGTGTACAGTGAGCAGAAAGCATGGGACTTGCAGCGTAGCCATTGGACAAGCGGAACAGTTTACCATATTTTGAAAAATGAGAAGTATAAGGGAACCTATGTGGGCGCGAAATTCATTATGCCTGTTCCCTGTAAGCATCGGGTCCTGCGCGCTCCCTTGGAACAGCAGGTGCGAATTGAAGACAGCCATGCCGCCATCGTGACCCCGGAAGAATTTGAACAGGCACAAAAGGTTATTATGCTGCAGCATGGGAATCATCAGGCCGGGAACTACACAAAACACCAGTATCCCTTGAAAGGCAAGGTCTACTGCGGCTACTGTCAGAAACTGATGAAATATCGTGTTCTCAAGAAGCTTGGCCCCTCGTTTAACTGCAGATTTTCGGCCACTGCGGTGGACAGTCCCTGCAAGCAAATCCCAATCTCTGAGAAAGTACTGGAAGAGATTATCCGAAATGCGCTGACAGCGCAGATAAAACAGGCGGAGCATGTGCTGGAAATCCTGCACGAACGGGAACGCAAAGCGTTGATTTGCTTTTCCGCACTGGAACGGCAGGAAGAAAAGCTGAGTGCGGAAAAGGCAGAGATCGTAAAACAGCGCGTTGCACTGTATGAGCAGTATGCTGATGGAAACATGAGTAAGGAAGAGTTCATCCGGCAGAGAGATGCCTACAGAGCGCAGGAAGATGAAAGAATGGAGCAGATTCAAAGGCTGCGTACTGAGAAAAATCAAATTTTCCAGCCTGTGAAGAAGGATGCTGATAATTTGCAAGCCGTGATGGATACCGTGGGAAAAGCAGGTGATGTGATGCACTTATCGCAGAATGTGGTGGAAACCTTTATTGATCGCATCGAGGTTTTCAATGATGAGCGCGTGAAAATTCGTTTTCCATTTGAAGATGTGCTGGCAGGCTATGCTGAATGAACCGTAGCCAGAATCAATGCGGTAAGCAGAATTTTTCTTGTAAGAACACGAGATTCATGGTATCATAGAAGCGATGAAAAGTCTGTGCGTGGCTATGTGAAAGGAGCAGCAGAGATGAAAAAATTGAACATCCCGGTTGGTATTTCGGACTTTGAGAAGATTCGGAACGGTGGGTTTTATTATATTGACAAATCTGGCCTGATTACGGAAATTTTGAGCGAAAAATCAGAAGTGACACTTATCACTCGCCCACGGCGTTTCGGTAAGACGCTTGGTATGAATATGCTGGAAAGCTTCTTTGACATCCGCAAGGACAGCAGAAAGTTGTTTGAAGGACTGGAAATTGCAGAGCATCAGGCATTATGTGATGAGTGGATGAACCAATATCCTACAATTTTTGTTTCGTTTCGGCAAGTAGATGGACTGGATTTCACCGGGGCGTATGATATGCTCACAATGGTGATAGCAGATTTGTACAACAAACATCTTTATTTGCTTGATAGTGAAAATGCTACAGAGTTCCAAAAAACAGCGTTTGCGCATCTTGCACATGGCAGTGGCTCCATAAAAGAAGTTAAGAGCAGCCTTATGCTTTTGACAACGATGATGCAAAGTTACTATGAAAAGCCTGTAATTCTTCTTATAGACGAGTATGATGTACCCGTAGCAAAAGCGAACAATAACGGTTATTATGATGAAATGCTCGATGTCATGAAAGGCCTGATGCAAGCACTGAAAGACAATCAAGCTCTTCAATTTGCAGTTGTTACGGGCTGTTTGAAGATTGCAAAAGAGAGCATCTTTACAGGAACAAATAATTTCGTATCGGATACTATCACGAACTCTCGTCTAAATGAGTATTTTGGATTCGTGCAGAGCGAGGTCAATCAGTTATTAAAAGATGCTGACTTAACAGAGCAAGCTGAGAATATCAAGAAATGGTATGATGGATACCATTTTGGTGACTTTGATGTTTATTGTCCATGGGATGTAATGAATTACTTGCTAGAACTGCAGCGCAATTCGAATGCCAAGCCCATCAGCTACTGGAAGAATACCAGTGACAATGCCATTATCCGTTCCTTTATTGACTATGCGGGGAGTACAATCACAAATAAACTTGAAACCCTGATGGCTGGCGGCTGCATTGTTCAGCGTGTGGATGAAAACCTGACCTATAATTATCTACACTCCTCGGAAGATAACCTCTGGAGTATGCTGTATCTGACAGGATACTTGACCAAAGCTCGTGAAGAAGATTATAAGGGAGAGCTGCCAGATGACATGGTTGCCCTTATGATTCCGAATGCAGAAATCAAAGAGATTTTTGAAACGACAGTCATTAAATGGTTTGATGACAGTACGAAGAAGTGGAATCGAAATGCTTTGTTCGATGCAGTCTGGAACGGTGACAGTGAGGGCATTACAAGAGAAATGAATGCTCTTCTCCGGCGTACCATCAGCTATCATGACTATCGGGAAGACTTCTACCACGCTTTCCTTGCGGGCATTTTTACAGGTGCCGGATATATGGTAGACTCCAACAAGGAGCATGGAGAAGGTCGAAGCGATGTGGTTGTATACGATTCCATCAATGCCCGTGTTGCAATCTTTGAAGCAAAGTACACGAAAGTACTGGAAAATCTGGAGAGCGAATGCGATATGGCTCTGCGGCAAATTGATAATCGGATGTACGCGAAGGAATATGAGGACGACTACGATCAAATTCTTTGCTACGGTATTTCGTTCTTTAAGAAACGCTGCATGGTAAAGAAAAAATAAGTTGTCCTTAATCTTAAAGAGTTATAAAGTGAAGCTCGCATAAACTACAGACAGTACTCAAGCTTGTTCGAGGGTACGTTTGCAGCGTATGCGAGCTTTTTAATTTGTGATTTTAATACAGATGAATGTTAAATTCCAAGGCTGACAAGAGTAGCCTTTAACTCTTTTGTTATGGCTAGTGTAAAAGAAAAGAAAGACCTAAGCAACATGGGGAAGGTAGAATGAAATTGCCTTGTAAGAACGTTAAATTCATGGTATCATAAAAACGATGGAGAGCCTATTAACTTGGCGAAGAATTGAAGACTATTGATGAATACGAACGAAAACATTGGGAGTTAGGGCGAATTACGCCAGTCTAAACTATGGAAGTAAAGAATTGTAAAACTTGTGGCAAACAATTTCTGAGTGAAACTGATAATTCATACTGCCGTATTTGCAACAAAAAGTGGTATGAGAAGCAGGGAAAAATTCGGGAACAAGCTGAAAACTTAAAATGGCAAGAACAGAAAGAACAGGAGCGAAAACTATTTGAGGCAAAAGTGCAAACATATAAACCAATCTTGATGGAAAGTGTAAATCCTTCAGCACATACACTTTATATTATAGGGAATGGCTTTGACTTGATGCATAGAGTCCCCTCAAGCTACTATAACTTTCGTGATAGTCTTGGCAAGAATAATAGTCTTCGATATAGTCTTGAAACAGCATTAACAGCCGAAGACATATGGGCGGACTTTGAAAACGCACTTGGTACTTTGAATCTCAATTTGATGGGGAGCAGGAATATCATCGATATGTGGCTTGACGATTTTGGGGTTTATGGTGATGAGGATAGTGGCGCTGCGGAGTTCTATATGGCTGTGGAAGCTGCAGCGGCACCAATGGCCAATTTAGTAAATAACCTTCAGCCGACCTTTCGTAGATGGATTGAGCGCCTTGAGGTTGGAACTGATGATCGACCACTGAATGGACTTATTCATCCACAGGGAAAGGTCCTTGATTTTAACTATACAGAATTTATTGAAGCGCTGTATGGTGTAAAAGAAGTTTGTTACATCCATGGGAGCAGAAAAAAGAAGAAAAAATTGATTCTTGGACATAAGCCAGGAGCGGCAGGAAATTTTCATCAGAAAAATAGGAAGCCGCAAAATTATCGTCAGGCTATGATTGATGTAGCACAGGACAATGTGTTTGACTTGATCGGACAGTATGATAAGGATTTAACCAAGGACAGTCAAGAAATTATTAAAAACAATCAGGCTTTTTTTGATGGATTGGCGTGCACTGAACAGATTGTTGTGATTGGGCATTCAATCTCACTAGTTGATTGGGATTATTTTGTTGAAGTGAATAAAAAAGCATCGAATGCGCATTGGTGTTTTGGAATTTATGGCCTAAATGATCTCCGAAATATGGCTGAGTTGGTAAAAAGTTTGAACATAAAGAATTACGATATCTTTCGGACAGACAGCATTTGGACGAAACCCAAAAAAGTTGGCAACGGAAAGGCATCTCAAAGGGCATTGAAACCGAGAATTTTTCAAGAGGATGAGATCACTGTTACGATAAGACAAATGTATGATTTGATGATTGGTGATTCGTATGAAATTATCCTTCCGAATCATGCAAAGAGTATAGTAATCTATGAGCATTGCATTTTTGTTGTAATGGATGATTTAGATAGAAACATAATCTTCTTCAAGCGACAAGCAAAGGGGTGGACGTTTGTCAGCGTATTAGAAAGTTTTTTGCATCAGAGCCTTATAAACCGAAGACTTAGACACATATTTCTTAATGAAGATGATATTATCTTTGTATATAATAATCGCGTAAGAAAGTATGATCTTAATACTGGGAAACTGATTGCCAATCAGCAGATGCGGGATGCAAGGAGTAAGGAGTATTTGGGTAAGGATGTTATGAATAAGTTTGTTGGAAGAGGTATATGAGTTGGTTGAAAAGTTAAAACCTTATGTAGACGATAGCAGAGCGGTTTTGATTTAAGAGGGCGGCGGAAAATAGTTGGATACCGTTAGACTAAAATTTAAAAATATAGAGTAAAGCAGATAAGCCCTACAAGGCTCAAGTTGGTTTGAAAACCGATTGAAGCCTTGTAGGGCTTATTTTTTCCCTACTTGACAACCGCATAACAAGGGAAAGCAGAGAAAAAATCAATATTTTGATTGAAGATGAACAAGACGGTATAGAGGTAAGAGAAATTGTAAAAGGAGTATATGTAACATTTCCAAAATGAAATTAGTCAAGCCCGCGTAAACCACAGACAGCACCCAGGAGAATTCGAGGGTGCGTCTGCAGCTTATGCGGGCCGTTTTATTTTGTGCTTTTTACTGCGAAATAATGTTAAACTCCAAGGCTGACAAGAATGGCCTTTAACTCCTTTGCCATGCGGATAATGACAGTCTGTTCAGTTTCATTACAGTCCAACAGCAAGCGATGAATTTCAGAGTTTGCAGAGGAAGATGAATATTCAAGACAGTCGAGCAAAAGCTCATCCGCGGAAACGGATAACGTGTTGGCAATTTTGACAAGAACAGAAAGGCTTGGAACCTTTGTGCCATTTTCGATTTGGACAATGTATTCACGACTGCAGTTGACTTTTGCGGCAAGAACTTCTTGCGTCAGATTCGATTTTGAACGGTAGAAGCTGATTCGTTTTCCTAGAGAAGTACGATTTACGGACATATAGTGATCTTCCTTTCAAATGCCCGCATAAGATACTTTAATTATTTGACTTATAGAGAAATGAATCAAGAGGAACCAAATAGGCAATTTGCATAGAAGTCAGAATTCTTATTTTTTCCCTCTAGCGGAGATGGCTTCTGAGGCCAAAATGTGAACCAACAGTTCACATTTTGAGCAACAAGTGAACTGCTGGTTCACAGAAAAAATCATCTGATAAGAGTATAATAAAAGCATGAAATCAAGCTGCGAAAATAAAGTGGGGAAAACGAAATGGAACGGCTGCTGACACTGTATAGCGAAGTTCAGTCAACGGATGTACGGTGGCTGTGGTATCCCTTTATTGCAATCGGGAAAATCACACTTCTGCAGGGTGATCCCGGCGATGGAAAATCTACCATGATGATGAATCTGATTGCGGAACTTTCAACAGGAGGTAAGACCCCGGATGGCTGTAAGATCGGCGTGCCGCAAAAAGTGATTTATCAGTGCTCCGAGGATGGCGTTTCGGATACGATAAAGCCCCGATTGGAACGCTGCGGGGCAGACTGCAGGAAGATTGCTTTCATCAATGAAGAGGTTTATAACGGCCTCACATTGGACGATGAGCGCATCCGTCAGGCAATCATTGAATTTCGGCCTCGATTGGTCGTGATCGATCCGATTCAGGCTTATCTTGGCAGCGATTCGGATTTGCAAATCGCAGGCAGAGCGCGGAAACTCATGCGCCGTCTTGGAATGTGGGCTGCTGGCTACGACTGTGCCATCGTTTTGATTGGCCACCTTAATAAAAAAGAAGGTTCCAAAGGGCTGTACCGCAGCCTGGGAAGCATTGATGTTGTGGCAGCAGCACGAAGCGTCCTGCAGGTGGAGCGAGATACCGAGAATCCTGATATAAGAATCGTACATCAAATCAAAAACAGTCTTGCGCCTACGGCAGAAGACATCCGCTTTTCCATTTCTGCCGACAAGGGCTTTCGATGGCTGGAATGCAGGCCGCAGCTCTTTGAAAAACAACAGCCGGACACCGAACCTAAATTTGATACAGAGCAACAGAAAGCTGCCTACTGGATCAAGCATTTTCTTGAAAAAGGCGATATGAGTGCGAATGAAATTTATTGCCGTCTGGACAATGAGGGTGTCAGCAAACGAGTTGCGCGGATGGTAAAAACAGAAATGGGAATCCACTGCTACCAGAAGAAGCGGAGATGGTATTGGAGTGTTCAGCCGGAGGAAGGTGCTGTAAATGGACCACAGGTATAAAGTTGGCGGCTATGTGAAACTTGCAAAATTGTGGGAGCGCTCCAAGGATGCAGCAGTGGCCTATCATAGTTCCTATTATGCTGAAAAGTTTAGGGATGATGCGGATAAAAGGCTGGTTGGTGTCTATATTGACATCACAGGGAATAAGGAAATTTATAAACGCCCGGAAATGGTGCATCTGCTCAAAGATTGCAAAAAGGGTGCCGTCAATCTGATTTTTTCACAGACAAGGGCCTACCTTGCAGCGAATACCTGTGATTTCTGTTTTCTGCTGAAATATCTGTTTGATTTGCCGATGCGGGTGGACATTGTTACAGACGATGACGACCAGAGAATTGACACGATTCTTGATGTTGATAGCCAGCGGCAGAGTCTGAAAGAATTGGCTGGAAAATATACATCGATCCGAAGGAAAGATTATCTTGAGTGGAGAATCCGACTGGAACATGAAATGACAAAGGCTGAAGAAAAATGAACGTGGAAGGACAGTATAATCCAAAAGACGTAGAGTGTATTCCGGTAGAAAGCCTTGAAGTGCTGCCGAGTGGAGCGGATTGGCAGAGCCGACACTTAGAATCGGAAAGGCGAAAAGCAGAGATTCGTGACAGAATCCATAAGCAGGCAGAACAGGGCCAGAAAACGGCAAAAGACTACTTTCGTCCGGCAAAACCGACACCGTCAATTTACGACAGCGACCTGAAGCGTGTAGCGGTTTATGCCCGTGTCAGCACCTCTAGCGAAGAACAGATTTCTTCCATTGAAAACCAGACTCTATATTACACCAAAAAGATTGCAGAAACGGAAAACTGGAA